AGCATTACCTCGCAGAACTAAAAACTAACGGTGGCAGTTCGATGCGAGATGAACTTAATGAACTTAGGGTGCGTGTCGATACAATTATTCGTATCCTAGAGAGGTAACACTTATCTCATGGCAAGAAAAGCAACTAAGGCACTTGAAGAACAAGGCTATTCAAGACTCGATGCTTACTGCATTGGGTTACATGAATTCTATAAATCGCTTAAAAGAGCAGGTTTTCCTGATTCAATTTGCATGTCCATGATAATGGAAAAGTCTGCTTATCCTGATTGGCTCTTGCCTACTCCAATTAATCCAAATATTCCTGAACCTGACTGGTATGACGATGAGGATGAATGAAACGCACATTGGTTTGGCCCGACCTTCAGTGTCCATACGAGGATGCACATGTTGTACGAAACTTTGAATTATTTGCAAAAGCGTTTAAGCACGATTCTGTCGTTACTATCGGAGATGAAATAGATTTACCACAAATCAGTCGTTGGAGTGAGTCCACGCCTGGCTGGTATGAGCAGACATTGGCCGATGACCGCGACCATACAGTTGACGTGTTATGGCGATTGACTCAATACGCCAAGGAAGCACACGCCATTAGGTCAAACCATACTGACCGCCTTTATAACGTCATTATGAAGAAGATTCCAGCCTTCTTATCCCTTCCAGAACTTAGGTTTGAGAAGTTCATGAAACTCGATGAACTAGGTATTCAATTTCACAAAGAGGCTTACCCCATTGCTAAAGGCTGGATTGCAGTTCATGGGGATTTAGGTGGGCTTAATCCTAACCCTGGAATGAGCGCATTGAACCAGGCCAAGAAGGCAGGCGTATCAACCATTATGGGGCATACTCATCGTGCTGGTAGGAGTGCCGTTTCTGAGGCCTACAATGGCTCTGTGAGGCGCGTACTGCATGGAGTTGAGGTAGGACATGCAATGAACGTAAAGGCCGCTAAATACGTTTCTATGCCCAATTGGCAGCAGGCCTTCGCCATCGTTACAGAAGTAGGAAAAAATGTCCAGGTTGACCTCATTTATGTTGAAAAAGACGGAACATTCCTAGTACACGGTAAGCGATATGGGCGGCCTCGCTAACGATATTTTCCCTGTACGTAGGGATATTGACGTTCAAATGGACGATGCAGAATTGTTACCATTTCGTTATCAAAATATGCTTGACTCCAGATAATCCTATGCAACACTAATGCCATAACCAATCGAACGAATTGGGAAAAGGGGCAAAAGATGGGCGCAATGAAAGCAGTTTATATGGACATGGCAGAGGATTTCGAGAATCTAAACGAAACCTCGATGCAGTTCAAAGGCAATAACTGGGAAGCGCAGGACGGACGTTTCGAAGGTCCAGTCAATTACGACTTGGATTACATCTACTGGTTCGATAACTATGCAACCCTCATGGCTGCACGCACAATCCTTCAGGACTTCGGCAACAGTTATGAAGTCATCTTTGATGACGCCTTGGGCCAATGGTGCTTAATTACTGACTATCAATCAATGTGTTGGAGCAACTAATGTCATTATTCTGGTGTTTCGCATTTGGAATCTTATTCACAACTATCGGCTATTACATGGGCATTACTATTGGCAAAGAGCAAGGTCATCGTGACGGCTATTTACGAGGTCGTGCAGTTTCACGACAAGAATTCTGGAAGGAATAAATGAAAGCAACCGAGGCACTTATCAATGCAATCGACATTATGCAAAGTCGTTCTAAAATCTACGGTCACGCGAAAATCAATCAAGGTCGCATCGCTGCAAGGCTTACCTGTCTATTTAGTTACCCAGTCACAGACTATGAGGCTTGTCTTGCAATGGTCGAAGTCAAACTCAGCCGAATCCAAGAGTCACCAAAACACGTTGACTCCTATCAAGACGCCATTGCTTATTTGAGCATGGCCCTGGAACTCGCAACAGAAGAGGATGAACTATATGTTTGATTTGAGTTCGTACGAGGATGTCAACAGCAGGATTCGCCGCTTTCAGGTGGCGTTCCCAGTCGGAAGGATAGTTACAGATGTCATTCAATTTAATGCTGAGAAAGGTCATGTCCTTATATCAGCCCAGATTTACCGCGAGCATGAAGATACGCTTCCTGCTGCTGTCGATTACGCTTTTGGAGACGCAAGTACGTTTAATGCTTCGATGCGTAAGTTTTACGTTGAAGATACTGTCACGTCAGCGATTGGCAGAGCATTATCACTTATCCTCGAAACAACACACAAACCAACAGTTCAAGACATGGCAAGAACCAAACTCGCAGAACCTAAACCCGAAAAATATATCCCTGTCATGAAAGAAGATGACCCTTGGACTATTAAGACTGTTGCAATGCCAATAACTTCAGAAGAAGCAGTCAATACCGTGAAAGACATTATAGGTGGCACAACTGACAAAGATATCCCTACTTGCGCATGTGGTAAACAGAGAATCTTACGCACAGGCACAGGCAAGAATGGCAAGCAATGGGCTGCATGGGATTGCTGTTATAAGGCAAGCAATTATCAAGTAGGTCAACAGAAGCCATGCGACCCAGAGCGAATTTGGCTAGAACTCAACGCCAATGGGCAGTGGGTTGCACAGAAGGTTAGGGCCTAACATGGGTGAACTGGTAACATTTAACAATGGCACAGCCACCATCCTGGGCGGAGAGTTCGAAGAACCGCAGGATATTGTTATCTATTGCGATTTATGCAATGAACCTCTGGCTATTACTCCAGCGATTAATGATGAGGTATTTATCACTTGTCTAAGATGTCATGCAGTAAGCCATATTGCATTGACTGTAACTAGAGAGCCTGATGAGCCAACAGAGCCGTAAGCATCGTGGCTACGCCACTGAGCGTTTGGTAGCATCATATTTGCAGCAATGGTGGCCAAGCGCAAGCGTAGGAAGAGGTCAAGGCAAAGATTGCCTTAATGTTCCGTTCGACATTGAGGTAAAGGCGCGTAACTCACTTGACATAAAAGGCACACTTCGCCAAATCAAAGCACGCACAGCCAAATCGGGGGAATTGGGATTTGCATGCTTCAGACTCAATGGGCAAGGGGAAGCATCAGTCGAGGAGTTCGTCTGTATGTTGACATTGGGTGATTTGGTGGAGTTATTACGCAAGGCAGATTATGACCGAATACCACCAGACATTGATTGGGAAGCGGCAAGCATTAGATGTGAACAATGTGGTTCATGGAAGATTAAGAACTGGAGATGTAAAACCTGTGAGAAAGAAGCGCCTAATGCCAATGTATGAGTATCGATGCCCTATTTGTAATACACAGATGGAACTCGAACTATCAATGGAACATGACTTAGTGCGCTGCACTGATTGCGGCGCACAGGCCAATCGCATCTATTCAGTGCCAGGATTAATCTTCAAGGGAACTGGATGGGGTAAGGATGCCTAGATTAGGAGCGCAGTACCCAGGAGATAGATGTAAATTGCCAACATTTCATCCTGTAATACTTGGTATTCATCCAGTAAGTCAAACCGCTAAACATGGGTCAACAACTCGATGGAGAAAACGTAGGGCTTTAATTCTAAAGATGCACGATTATCTTTGTGCTTATTGTGGAGATGAAGCCGACACTGTTGACCATTTAATTCCCATGAGTAAAGGCGGAACAGACCATCCTGAAAATCTTGTTGCTGCGTGTAGAAAGTGCAATTACAGTTTTGGAAATAAGACTAAACATATTGAAATGAGGATTAACTAAAAAAGAAACGCCGTCCTGACCAGCACTTATAGAAATGGATTTGACATGACCAGTACACTCAGAAGGCTAGAGCAGCCCAACTGCTCAGAGCGAACCGTGAAGCGGTTAGTTCGCTCGGTAGCAATCGTGTTAGGGACGGCTCTATGCTTCCTCTTTGTATCAGCAGCAACTGCGACAAACCCGCCAACAAAACGCATTACATCTAAAGAATATGCAAAAGGACAATTAACAGTTAAGCATTACAAATGTTTAGCAACTTTGTATGGTAAAGAATCTGCTTGGAGATGGAAGGCAATAGGTAACATAGGTGGTACACACCAGGTATATGGAATACCTCAAGGTAAGAGTGAGTGGCTAAGAACTGCAAACCCAATAGAACAAATTGATTGGGGTTTACGTTATATCGGTAATCGTTATGGTTATGTGCGTACAATAGAGGGCATGCAGCCTGATACATGCAAGGCTCTC